CTTCTTCCCAAAGTTTCTTTATATCGAATGATTTTGGTTTAGATTTTGGAACTGGTTTATAGCCTAATTTATAGTAATAAATATTTTTAGTTCCTTTAGAATTGGTTTTGGAGGCAAAGGCTGCTGGTGTAGCATATCCTGCACCTTGACCTGCTGTGAAAGAAGCACCACCTTGACTAGTAGCGCTCATTTCTTTTAGTTTTGCTTGTATTATTTTTTTAAGCTTATCCATTTACAGTTTCTAATTCATTAATTAAGTCGTAATATTGCAACAAATCAACCAAATCATTATCTGTAACCTTAACATTTTTAGCTAATGGAGAAAGAATTGAAATGATTTCGTTAATTTTTATTTTAGTTACTTTATTTTTAGTTGTAGAATTTAATGAACTTAATTCTTCTTTAATTTCAACTATTTTATTAGCATAAAATTCTTTTAAACGTGGAGTATTGTCAACGGATGTAATAAATTCTTTTAATATTAGCTTTTGATTTGGATTTAAACTATCGTATTTTGTATTAAAATTTTCCAAAAGCATTCTATATGCAATAAAACGAACGTCTTTATCTGAGTTGGAAAATTCATCCATTATCTCATCACGTACCTTGTTTTCCTGGATTTGAGCAGCTGTTAAATGCTCTAAAATAGTTACTTTATTATTAATAGTATGCTCAGGGTTAATACGTTGTGTAGAGTTTGAAATTTCTAACAATGTATAGAAAGCTGCAAATACTTTATAGTTGGGTAATTTGTGGTTGAAGAATTTATTTAAATCGTAGTGCTTTTGAATTTCACTAATTAAATTGTATTTCTGCCTTTTAATAGCTCCTCGATTTAATGTAAGAGAGGATTCCATTAAAGTACTAACAACCACATTTGCTTTAGTTTCAGTTAATGATGTCTTTTTTAATAACGTTTCATATAACTTATACTCACGACCTAATTCCGTCTTAACGAAATATTTTTGAAGTATATCTTTAGCTGGTGAGTCTTTACCATCTAATGTGTCCGTAGTAATTTGACGAACTAACAATTCGAATAGAATACCAGTATTCTTATACTTGGAATGTTTGATTTGCATTCTGTTATGTTATTTATTTATAAATATATGAAATTTCCTCACTCTCGTATTTGTGATTCATCTAATAGCGAGTTTCCTTTAATTTCTGATTCAAATATCATTTGTTTTTTCTGATTTTTTAAATCATTAAACATTTTTGCATTTGGATTTCGTTTATTTTTTGTCTCTAAAGCTAATGGAGAACCACCTTGAAATTTTGGTTTTGTTGAATCTGATTCGTCTCCATCTTTTTTCATACCCGAAGCTCCAATTCTATCTTTACCAAGAGCATTATCTTGAGTATTTCTATTAGTTACTTTTTCTTCAGGTCTTCCTAATTCTTCTTCCTCACCGTATCCTTCAGGCACTTCACCAGCATCATATCTACCTCTACCATATAGAGATGCTAAATCGTGTGGTGTTCCATATGATTTACCTGTTTCACGTGGATCATTACCTTCGTTTTCAATTTGGTTGATACGGAATCTACGTTTAGCATCTTCTGCTATCAGATCTCTATATTCATCATATTGATCTTCACTTAAGTGGAAAATATTCTCATAAATCCAATCTGTTGGAAGTAAATTATTTTCCATCATTTGGGAAGCTAAATCTACTTTTTCTTTCATCAATGCTACTCTTTCTTGATCATAAATGATAGAAGGAGTTGTTAAAGATAATTCAAAATTTGTTAAAGAATCATCTGTATAACCTTGAGCATATAAATGAACCAATGCTATTTTATTTAATTCAGATACTATAATACGTTGAATGCGCTCAATTGTACGGGCAAAACGAATATCTTCAGCAGCTAATGTAGCTTTACCTGTTAAATCTTTTTCATAACCCATAAATGCTTTAGGCACTTTAAGAGCAGCAAATAATTTATCTCTTAAATATTCAACATCCTGGATTCCATCATATTGTAAGCCTCCTAGATTATCAATTTTGGTTGCTTGATCGTTTCCACGAACAGGAACATAAAAATCTTCAAGTAAGTTTTGCATATTATATTTCAAGTTATAATCTCCTGTTTCTTGATCAATATATGGAGTACGTTTCATTTTGGAAATTGTTTTCTGCATGAAATTTTCTACCTCAGCAGGTGCAATATTACCAACATTAATGTAAAATATACGTTTTTCAGGAGCACGAACAATTCTATGAATTAACATCGCATCCTCCATCATTGTATATTGTTTGAACAATTTACGTCCTGGCTCCAAATAAGATCTACCGTAAGGTAAGAAATTAACATCTGTTAATAGGCGGAAATGAGCCATTTCATAATTGTCAAAATAAATTGAATTAGCTTGTCCACCTGAATTTGGTACATTATAGTAACCATAATCTGAAGGTGAAGATATACCATCTGGGTCAAATCTGAATCTAATAGAAGCGGGGTGGTCTTTATCATATCCATCTTGCCTTTCAATGTGGAAAGCATTGTATGGAATAACATTATAAACACCGAATTTTTCTGCAATCTCTAATTTTAAGAAAAAATCACCATATTTACACATATTTCGAATCCAAGCCCATAAATTAAATTCTATATTTAATACATCGTAAAATAAATTGTATAGAATTTTTTGTACATCTTCATCCGAGCTACGGATTTGAAGTACTTCTCCCATATCATTACGCAATGTGCTTTCATCTGCTATAATATCCAAAGCAGAGGCAACGATAGCATCTGTATCCATTGAATCATATTCTGAATATAGAGTGGGGCGTAGTGTTTGATAATTAAAACTACTTTGATATCCGTAAATGGAAGTATGTGAATTTGTATAGATGCGATTAAATCTATCTACGAGAGCATTTGTTTCATATTCTCCGGAGACTTGGATTTTATTAACATCCATTACTTTCAATTGTGTCCCTCCCTCATTTCGGATAATAACATCAGTTGAAAATAATCGTTGTAGTCTACTAAAAAGTCCTGTATTTGCCATGTTTTATTTTTAAAGGAGCCAAGAAATATCTTCTTGACCATTTGAATATGGGTTATCTATTTTAAATGGGTTATTTGTATATTGATCAGCATACGAAGGGCCTGTTGAATAGCCCCCGGAATATTTTGAAGTTGTAGAAGAAATCCCATTGAGCATGCTTTTGGTCATATCCATATTATTTTGACGTAGTTTAAACGCAGTATCACGCAGATAACAACCCATAGCGAACGACATAGTTAAATCATCGTTATAACCGGTTTGTGCTTCTGCTCTGCCGTTCTTCCATATAAATACTTTCATTTCCTCTAATAGTCGAGCAGAATGGAAAACGACACCTTTATCTATAACAGCTTCTTGAAATTTACCAATTGAAATAGGACGTGTAGTTGAAGACATAGTGAATCCAGGTGTCATTTTACTTACATCCATATATGGATCAAAGAAAGAATCAACACTATTAGTTCCACCTTTTGGAGAATGATAGAAATTTTGGTATCCTCTATCCAATACTGTTTGAACTGTTGACCATCCAACACTAGCGTTTTCAACTGCTAATAGAGCATTATTATATTCAGTAGCTATACTAACTAATAAATGACCGTAGTCTTTTGTATTAAGTTGACCTTTAAATTCACCCACTTGAGTAAATGTTTCAACATCAAATATATGGAATGCAGAATAATCTCTTCCATCACCACGAGCAACATCCGCTATTATAAGATAATTTTTAGAATAATCTGCTGGTTCCCATATCCAAAGATTTTGATCGGTTCCGCGTTTTTCTAAAGGTTCTTTAACATGAAATTGCTCATAGAATATAATATCTTCGGCATTAAATACTGTATCACCAGATGTTGTAAAATCGCAGTCACATTCTTGTGCTGCCATTCTTACACCTAAATCTTTATCTTGTTGATCTCTCCATGTTTGATCTCTCTCAGGATGAACTTCCCAGGGTAATTTAATTGGTAAGAAACTATTATCACCCATTTCAGCAGCAACCCATGTCTGGTGGAACCAGTTACCTGTACCATAAGGGGTGGATAATGCTATACAGCCCCCTCCAGTAGCTAAGGTTTGTTGAGCAGATGCCCAAATCTCACCAATACTATAAATAAAAGCAGCCTCATCAATTATCAACAAAGTAACGGCTTCTGATCGACCTGCATCACTTGATGCTGAAGTGGCTTTAATTTGAGATCCGTTGTTTAAACGTAGTGTTAATTTACTTTCCTCGGCTGGTTTATTTTTTTCTCTTAACCATGAAGGTAAACTATTGTACATAAACTTAACCTTGGTAACCATGTTTTTGGCTGTATCTTGTTTAGTTGCAATACATAATACGTTTTTATCTTCATGGAATAACATTAACCAAAGCGAATAACCTGCTGCTAATGTTGATATACCTAATTGACGAGATTTTAATACAATTGAGTATGGGTTTTCTTGAAATAATGTTAAAACCTTTTCTTGAAATGGATATAAATTAAATTGGATACGTCCGCGTTTTGGGTGTTGAATATAACAATATTTTTTCATAAAATATGCTGGGGATTGGGCACATTTTATATATTCCTCTCGGATAATATGTTTTATATTTTTATCTTCCATTATTTAATTGTTACCAACGTAATAATAATAAGTATGGAAGCCACGAATCCTCCACCAATTAATTTAATTCCTTTTTTAAGTCGATTGTTTTTGCGAGTTAATGTAGTTATATCACTTTCAAGATTAGTAATAACTGATGTTTGTTTATTAGAAATTTGATCGTAATTATTTATTTGCGATATATAATTTTGTTCTTTAACTATATATAATGTAACTAGACTATCTTGAGCATTTATTTTTTCATTTAATTGCCAAACCATTTTATTGATTACTTTTAATTCAGCAATAGCAGAATCACCTTTAACTAAGTCAACGGCTATTAATTTAGCAGTGCTATAAGTAAAACAAATTTTACTTGTATCTTTCTGTGAAAAACCGTTTAAGCTTAGAATCAGAAGCACTAGTAAGATCTTTAATTTTATTACCATAATATGTACGGATTTGGGTTAGCTCTTTTCCTGTGGTTGTAATTTCTTTTTCTAATGAATCGATAATTATAACTTGTTTATTAATATTATTAATTAATGTAGTTTGATTTTCTCTTAATATAAAAATATTATTTTGTAAACTATCAATTTCTTTTTTTTCTTTAGAATATTTGTCTATAATATTTAAAGGTGTTTTTTGATAAAATAAAAATATTAACAACAATAAAATTATCCCACCTATGATAAGATGGGATAACTTTACTTGAATTATTTTATCTTTCATTATACTTCTACATCTCTACCAGCAGCACGTTTCAAATCATCCATCATGGATTTGGCAAATTTGAATTTGTTTTTTGCTAATGTTAAAATAGCATCTGTTTTAGCTTTATCTTCTTTATTTTTCTTTACAGATGATAAAAACTGATTAAATTTAATTTTCTTTTCATCAGGTGTATTACCTAATTTTTTAGCCATTTCATCACTATCTGCTGCTTTAGTTGCTGCTGCATCCTCATCATCTTCTGGTTCAGACATTGTTATTGTCGATGGGGTTGGAATTGATGGTTTTTCAGATTTAACAGGTTTTACTTCACTTGCTTTTCTGCCTCGTTTTCCTGGGTCTTTTAAACCTAATGCTTTTAAGATAGCATTATTGGTTTGGTTAGCTTGAAGTGCATTACCTGAATCATCAAATTCTTCTTGTTTTTCTAGGGCTTTGGAAACTCTTGGGTCTCTAGCTTTACCTACTACTTTAGAACGGATAGCTTTAAGTACTTCTTTTGCTTTATCTGCATCCTTCTTAATATCATCTCTTGAAATACCCATATCTTTAAGGATTTCATCTGTAATATCTTTTGTAGCATCTTCTAGGGTTTGATCTTCACCATATTTTGCAGCTACTTGTTGATCATATCTACCACCAAAATCTGGGATTTCGTTTAGATCTTCTTCACCAATAGTTACTGTACCTCCACTAGATAGTTTTTCCATAGCATCGGATTTTGCATCTCCTGTTAATCCTCCAAATGCTTTATCTTTTTTAAGATCATCAATTGCTGTTTTACCAGCATATGTTGTAGCTGCTTCATCTAAAGCACCAGCTATTTCTTCACGTATGATTTCAAGTAATCGACTTTGTTTCATTTTATGGTTTATTGATAAATATTAGAGAGACATTACTTGTTTAATTTTTTGTATTCTTTCCTCAGTAGTGCCGGATAACTCGACATATTTTTTGATTTTTTGTTTGTTA